CGGACGTGCGAGTCTGTTGGTACTGCTCGCGCGTTAACCTGCTACCTGTTAGCCGAAGCTGAGGAGTGGGATCAATATCTTGATCTTTCGATCCCGGATTTTGATTCTCCAACCTTTGCTGATGACTATCTGGTAACAGAGGCACTTCGGAAGAACCCTCATCTTAAAACGTCGTATGACCCGCGTAAGCAGGCTGTACAATCGTGGTGGGATGCTGAGAAGCAGTGCGCCGATACGAATGACCGATTAGTATCCTATACTCAGGGCGGCGTTAGCCCCACTGACAGGAGAACAAATGAGGTCATCGCTAGAGCACAGCAGATCATATCTGATTTGTTAGGTCCACTTACTCGTAGTGATCTCGAGTTTGCAGAAAAACATTTCAGGTACGGGCCTGGCGCCACGTCTAGTGTTGCTGGTAACGATGTTGTCGCTAGCAAGAAATACACATGCTCCATGCATGTTACACCTCGCCTTTACCCGTACTGGCGCTCCCTAGTTCCTAGATCAGCTTCTGATATAGAGCTAAAGGCATCAAGCCGGGTAACTTTCGTTCCAAAGACCTCTAAAACTGATCGAGCTATTGCGATCGAGCCTCATCTGAACATTTATGTTCAGCTTGGCATTGGTGCTTTGTTGAAACGAAAGCTTCGACATTATGGAATCAATCTTGACCACCAGGCTACAGTTAACCGTAGGCTGGCGAAAGATGCCATTCATCGCGGTCTGGCGACAGTCGATCTATCTTCTGCGAGCGATACAATCTCTCGCGAGTTAGTTTGGCTGCTGCTACCGTTTGAATGGGCCTCCCTCTTAGATCTTGCTCGTACAGAGTATAGTACGATTCAAGGCCAGGAGGTGCGGCTTTCCAAGTTCTCATCAATGGGGAACGGCTACACGTTCGAACTAGAAAGTATAATCTTTCTAGCTCTAGCGCGAGCATCTGGCGATTATGAAGCTGTCTCTTTTGGGGACGACATCATTCTTCGCCGTGATTGTTTCCCACTGCTGTTGAACGCCCTATCCTTTTTAGGGTTTAATGTCAATAAAAAGAAAACGTTCGTGGCTGGACGTTTCTTTGAGAGTTGCGGGCATGACTACCTGGATGGCATGATGATCAGACCCTTTTATCTAAAAGGTGATTACCATGCATATTCCACGGCCTGCATCCGTATCGCTAACAAGATACGGAGGTATAGTCATCAGCGCAATGGTGGTGATGGTTGTGACATTCGTTTTATTCGCGTCTGGAGCTATGCTCGTAGAGCATGTCCAGTTGCTAGTACAACGTACGTCCCAATCGGTTTCGGGGACGACGGCCTCATCGTTAACTTCGATGAAGCCTGTCCGGCGATCCCAGACCACGGTCACGATGGATACATCGCCAGAGTCATCCGAGAAAGAGTGATAATCTACGATTCTCACTCCTCTCCGGGCGCTCTGATGCATGCGTTGCATCGTGGAGCTCTTGAACAGGAAAAGTCGGTCGAAATGACTCGACGTTTCAAGACTACAACTCTCGGG